TAATTGCCATCTTCAAGTCCTCTTCGTCCTTGATTGGGTAAGAGCCGTCTGCCATTGCCATTCCGCCCTTAGCCATTTCCATGCGCTCATCTTCGCTGTACATTGCTTTCAAGGCAATGTCGGCTACTTCTTCGTCAATGTCGGCTGCTTCTTCTGGCTCGTATTCATCAAAGCCAAGAATTTCACCGTCAACCCCAACATAAACATCGTAAGATTTTCCGTCTACGCCTTCAATTTCAACTGCGTAAGCGTCATATCCGTCAAACATATCTGCATCAACAGAAACAACTTCACCATCAATTGACTTTGTTGCGATAGCAGAAGCCTCACTGAACGAAATAACTTTCTGACCAGGAACTGTTGCCACTTCACCGATCAAGTCTTGATTAAGGAGATGCCAACCCATGCATTCTCCGCTTGTTCCGTCAAAGTAAGCCTCAACAGGTTTTCCATCTTTGCGTTGAACATCAACAACAAAAATATCAACTTCATCTGCGTAACCTGAGTCAAGAACTTTTCCTGCAAACATGCTCTCAGCCATACCTTCAACTTCTAGAAGACTTGGCATTGTGTCTTGTTGCTCACATCCACCTGGGCATGATGCACAAATTTCTGAACCGCCCGCGTAAACCCGACGCTCAATAGCGCAAACAAAAGCAAGATCGTCATAGTCTGCTGACTTGACGCCCATTGTTTCCATGCGCTTTGCTCGAGCCTTTTTGCGTTGCTCCATCATTTTTTCAATCTCGCCGTACATCTTCTCTTCTTCATCATCAAGATCTTCAGGCATGTCTTCTTCGTCGTCTTCTTCTTCCATATCCACGGTTTCAGTAGGCTTCTTTTTCTTTTTTGCAGGAGCAGGGGTCATTCCCTCTTCCATCATTGCGAGATCTTCTTCCATCTTTGCCCCCTTTTCTTCTGAAGCGGTAACCCACTCAGATTTTTCGGTTGCTACTTCTGGTGCTGCGTCAGCAGGTACGGCTTCTTCCGTTTGCGTGACAGCCTTTGCTCCACACTTGCCACAAACTTTTGCTCCCGGCTTGTAGCCGCAATCTTTGAGTTCCAAACCTTTTGCGCACTCAATTCCGCCGTCTGCTAAAAGTTTTACTATTGGTGTCGTATCAGCCATGTTCGTGGACTCCTTATAGTGCATTGTTTTCGCAATGCACCGTGATGGATTAGAGCAAACAGAGCAAGGTGTCAAGCGTTTTTCGCCTGACATCAAGCACTGATATTTTGCCGTTTTTTGTGGTAAACCTGTTATTGAAGTATAACTCATCTTAGTCTTTTGTTTTTGCTACAAATGTAACCAACATAAAAATGTTTTTATTATTTACATTATGTCCATGATGTTGAGCAGTGCGTCAAACGCATCATCTTCAACACCATCAATTTCAACTTGTACACCTTCTTCCGTAACCTCTGATTTGATTTGGTAGTAATCCAAAATTGGATCTAAAAGTTCTTTAACTTCATACAATGATCGTTCTGAGGACGAAATCATAAGCGTTTCTTTTTCGTCAGTTTGTAAGGATTTGGCTTCAATATTAGACAAAGCACCACCCGCACTCAACACCTCTTTAAGGAGATTGAAGGCGTTTTGTAGTTTTGCCATATTGCGAGAGTTAATTACCCTGCCTGCTTTGACTTCGATGTCTTCATCAGCATCTTTGCCCATCAGTTCAGAAATAGCCGCCATCAACATTGGAATCATGCTTTGAGGACTCATGCTTTGACCACCACCACATCCGCAGTCATGTTCTTTTTCTGAGTCGTAGTAAGGCATTTCCATGACGCCACCTTTATCGTCATCGCCTTCCATGACCCAATTATCTTTATCTGCCATGTAGTTGATGAAATCTGGTTCTGAGTTCATGAACTCTTTAAGAGCCTCATAAGCCTTTTCGTTGCCCTCGTCTTCGTTCTCAAATTCAACATCTTCAAGTTGCATTTCTTCTTCGCCCTTTGGCTTGTCTTCCTCAGCAAGGCGACTAGCAAGTTGTTCCATCATTTCATATCCCTTTTCTTCGCTGTCAAGGAAGTCAAAGATTGATTTGATGTCTTGTTCGTTAAGGGAATCCAAAGATTTCCCTGGCTTAAGTATTGACCCCAACCGCTCATTGAACTCCGAGTCGCTCCAATTGTTCTTCTTTAATTTGCCACGGCAGTTCTTCATGCCAGGGTGATGGCATCCTTCGTTCGGCCAGAGACCAGTGGTTTCGTGATGTAGCCAAGCGCAGATATTGTTCAACGGGTACAACTCGGGGTGGTTTGCAAGAATGACTCGGCATCGTCGGAAACCGCCTGGCTTGCGCATAATTGGACGCCAATAGCGCAATAACTTTTCAAGGTTGCCCCTACGAGGACCGTATCCACGGGTTCTTGCAGTGACAATTTCTTGAGGGATGATTCCGCCAAGAGGGTCAGCCTTCTCTGGGGACTTTGGTTTCACACCAGCAGGCACCTGAGGGTCTTGTTCCATTCGGTATCGGTCTTCAAAACGACGTTCAGCATCAGAGCCACTTGGCTTATCTCCATCAACATTGACATACACGGTTTGTGGTTTAACTCTTGTTGGTTCACCAAACATGAACTGATCGTCTTCGTAATGATAAGAGAGACGCATTGTGACTATTTCGCCTGTTTCTCCACGATGGTCAAAAATGACGCTGTTCTCGTCAGATTCTCTAACTCGTACTGAGCCACCAAACTTTTTTGCTAAGGCATATGGAAGGTTTTCTTTGCGTCCCTTTTCAGGCATCGGAGCATTGACAGCGTCATCGTTGCCGTCTTCTTCTGACTCCTTGCGAGGCTTTTCTTCTTCTTCAGGCTTCTGTCTTTCCATACTGCTAGCCAAAATACGCATCAGCAACGAACGTCCTTGTTCTGTGAGTTTGCCTTTTTCGTCACGCATTTGAGCCTTGATGTTTTCGTTGTCGTTTTGCCCTTCAACTGATTTGATTGAAATAGTGCCAGTGAGTTGATTTGCGCCGTGGAGAACAGGGCTTGCTTCATAGAGTTCAACTTTTTTAAGAACATTGGCTTGACGCTTGGGGTCAAAATCGGCGTCAAGTGTTTTGTAGCCGATAGACCATTCTTGTTCTTCGCCAAAGAAGGCAACATCAGCGAAAGCCTGTTTGCCTCGTTCTGACTTCAGATTGAATTGAACCTTGGCGTAAAGACCACCAATTCCCGCGGCACGCATCTTTATTGGGAGCCTTGGATCTGACGCCGGCACTTCGTACATGTCAAGAACTTTGCCGATTGGCTCATTCCAGTTGTGACCCCATACAACCCGTGGTTTACGCCTTTTTAGGCTTTCGTTGAAAGCACCTGGCACGATGATGTCACCAACGGAGTCCTTGTTCCCAATGCCAGCAACAAAACATTCAACTACTCCAAGTGCTTCGTCAATGTTGAATTGACCTTGTAGCGCTTTGTATTGTTGTGATTCAGATATTGCTGTTGGCATGATGCTCCAAAAATGTTTGTTTATTAACAATAAACTATTTGAAGCCCCAAAAAATGAACACTTTCAGTATATTAAGGGTATTTTACTGAAACTAGTCCTCGCTAAATCCAAAACGAAGACGGCAACGACAATTGAATGTGAGAGCAGGTGGGGCTATTGGATCGCCAGGGAAACGCAACATCATCCCGTCAACAACAAATCCATCACCAAAATTCACTGTCTTGCCTTCAAGAAACTTATGAGCAGTACGAACACGGGAATCTTTTCGGGTCAACCAAGTCTTCGTGAAACCACCAGCACTGTCTTTGCCCGCCAAATACACGCCGCCGTTATAGGAGGATTGTGCTTCATGTTCAGCAATGTCTCGTTTGCGCTTAGAAATAAGTTTTAGGAATATTGCGATCAAAGCCAATCTTAAGAGCGCAGATTTGTCTTCTTCGTTTTGCTCCATTAACGCAACGGCAATAGCGGAAGCAATTTCCTCGGCTGTGCTTGTGTTCGCTTGTTGCATTCTTTCTATCTGTTGCTGAGCAAGTTTTTCAACTTCCTGAGGTTCAAGCGCTACTTCTTCACTGGTTCGTGAAGCAACATACTCTTTTGCATCTTGATAGATGGCGACAATGATTGGCTCCAAATCGTCTGCAAGTTGTTTGTTCCATACCTCAGGATCAAAGACCATATCCACTGTTAAGGCACCACTCGCTAACGCTTTCGCTCCACGTTTACCAAATGCTTTTTCCATGACAACTCGTTGTTGTCTTTCAAAAAGTCTTTCTAAGGCACGATCAATAATTTCCGTCCACCTGTCGGTGTCGGTATCTGCTTTTGTTTCAAGTTCGTTGAGAAACTTGAGTTGCATCTCTTCTTGAATTTTTTCAAATTCAGAAAGTTGTTGGTCGGGGGTGAGAGTCGCTGTTTCTGTTGGTGTTTCCGCTGGTAGGTCTGGTGCGGGGATGGGCGATGGTGGTGCAGGCTGAGGCATTTCCATAGCGCCTTCTTGCGGTGGGAGACCACCTGGTACAGCGTTTGGATCAACACCCGCCATGTCAACTGGCTGTTGTTCTTCGGGTTTAAAAGGTTTCTCTGTGTTGGCGATAGGTGTGAGGTTCGGGTTGGACAGGAGACTGTCAGCAAGTTCTGACTCAACTTTTTTACGACCTGTTGCGCTTCGGTATTCGTTGAGGCTAATTAAGCCTTGCTGAAATTCGTCCATCACATAGCGTTCACGCTCTTGTTTGGCAAGAATAAGAATTGGAATATCGTCAGTGTCAAAATCAACATAATACTTATCGTCAAGTTCATCAAGCGCACGGGCAATTGTGTGTAGATGGGGAGCCATTGTTTCCATCCAAAACACTCTCAGTTCTTCAGATGCGTTCGCAAAAGTTCTGCCAGCAGCGTTACCTATAACCGATTCTGGAACACCGAACGCGGCAAAGATTTCGTTCTTTTGTATTTCGCGCATTTGCGTATAGGCGGCATCTCGTGGTGATGCCGAAGTGTCCACATAGTCAACGCCTGCTTCTGATGCAATAACAGTCGTAGAACCCGTCTTTGAAAGGTTGCCTCGGAAACGGTTTTTTAGTTCCTGCTTGTCGTCGTCTTCCATGTCGCCACGAACAACCAACAGTCCGCCGGGTCGCCCATCGTTGAGAAGATAATTGCGATTATAAAGTTTTGACAAAGTTTCTAATTCAATCGCTATGCCAGCAGATTCCATTGGAGTCATTGAAAGATATGGGTCTAACGGATGTGGTCTGCGAATCCAGCAGACATCTTCTGGTTTTAGTGTGAACTTTGTTCCGTTGCGCATGTCCACTTCAAAACCCGATACAAACTTTTTGGGGTCAGGGACTGGTGCTGTGTGTTGTGGAGGGAGGAGTTGAAGAGCAATAATTTTCCCGTCACGAGAACGAACTTTCTCAATGAAAACACCTCTTGTGCTCATCAAAAGTTGTGCAGAAATTCTGTATCTAAAAGCAAAAGAGTTTTCGCCTTCGTTGGATTTTGAGTTAAAAATCTCCAACAAGGATTCGTTGCCTTTTGTTTTTTCTCCGCGCTGATCGTTACCTTTTCTTAGGATGACTGGTAGTCGCGCTTGGTTCCCTGCGATTGCGTCAATACATCGGAAAACCCATGTAACTTTTTGCATACCGTCTCGGTATGCACGCTCAATATCCCAACCGTCTTTGTACGGTTTTCCTGCTCGTTGTGTATCAAACGCGATAGGGGCGCCGGGATTGGACATCGCTTTTTCACTGATGTTCCTGAGATCCTTATTGTTATTGCTGTTCCAAGCCATTATTCAGATCCCAACAGATACCCATAGATTCCGCAAGCAATACCACCAGTAATAAATCCCGCAGGCGGAAATATAAGACCAGCACCTAAAGTAACGCCTACGACGAATAGAAACATCAAACAGTTTGCAAGGTTGCGGCGTGTGGCGAATAACTTAAGTTTGCGATAAATATCCATTGAGACCGTCACCTTAGCAAATGAAAGACCTATTTAATACTACATTATGTATCTACCTATTTTTACGAGGGCTCATGGCTGACTGGGATAAAATTTATGAATACCTTCAACCAAAAGACCCTTTGTTTTGTCCTGAAGATGCATCCTTAACTCAAAAAGTTTTTTTGAGAAGTTACGCACTTGAAGGTCTTTTTGGTGGGGCGGCTGGCGGGGGTAAATCTTCTGCATTGCTTATGTCTGCTTTGCAATATGTAGATGTACCTAATTATTCAGCCATTCTATTCCGTCGCACATACGCAGACTTGGCTTTGCCGGGTGCGCTAATGGATCGTTTCCGTGGTTGGGTTTCGGCATACGAAGATGTTCATTGGAATGCCAATAGTTATGTTGCGACATTCCCATCTGGTGCTCGTGTTTCTTTTGGTTACCTAAATAACACAAACGACTACCTGAGATATAAGGGCTCGGAGTTTCAATTTATTGGAATGGACGAGGTGACAGAAATCCGTGAGAATGATTACAGGTACATGTTTTCTCGTTTGCGCCGACCTGCTTCTGGCCCTCTGTCCAAGGTTCCCCTGCGAATGCGCTCAGCCTCTAACCCTGCCCCCAACTGGGTTCGGCAGAGATTTATTGTGGAAGGTAAAAATGAGCAACGATTTTTTGTACCATCATTTTTAACTGATAACCCAGGAATTGATGCTGAGTCATATCGCCAGGCTTTATCAGTTCTAGACCCTGTTGAGCGCCGGAGGCTTGAATTTGGTGACTGGTGGGCGACCACTCTTGGCACATTGTTTGAAAGAACTGACTTCCCGATTATTGATGGAGCCGATGTCCCAGCAATCACTAGCGCTGCTCGTGCCGTAAGGTATTGGGACTTGGCGGCTACAGAACCACACTCAGGCAATACTGACCCCGACTGGACGGTGGGAACATTAATGCTTTTTGACCAAGGAATTGCCTACATTATGGATGTTCGCAAGATTAGGGCGAAATCAGACAAAGTGGAAACCTTTATTTCGCAGACCGCCCAAGAAGACGGCAAAGCCGTGGCTATCAGAATGGAGCAAGAACCGGGTTCCTCGGG